TTGCCTGCTTTGCTTGCTTTTATTCCCTGATAAACATCAATTCCTGCGCTACCAAGTCCGAGGATCCCGCCTATAATTCCGGCTATCCCTGCGGCGCCTGCAGCTGCAGCTCCGCCGGCAGTTGTTGCTCCGCTTCCGAGTGCTACTCCTAACTTGGCCAGGCCTGTTGTTAACGCGCCTCCGGACGCTACGTATGTGCCATTAGCAAGCTTCACAGTGTTTATTGCCTTTCCTGCTGCTCCTGCAGTGCCCGGTAAAGCCAGAGGCGCTCCTCCACCAGGAAGCTTTGGTATTGGCGCTGGTCCTCCTCCAGGTAAGCCTGGAATGTTGTTTATTATTTTGCCCCCGTTCCCGCCTCCTCCAATCGTTGGACCGTTGATGTAAACTACAGAGGCCGTAACGGCCATAGTGGAAGTTATGAAGCTGTCAGGGACAAGAGATCCTGTTGCTGCAGGTACTCCATCTTTGCTCCCTTTTCCGAGGAGATTAATTAAACCCTTGCCGCCTTTGCCGATCAGCTTGAAAATTCCGAGTTTTTGAAGCGCCAGTGCTATTGCTCCGGCCGACAGCCAGGATGTACTGGTTGGTTCCTCTCCTCCTGGGAGCAGCGTTCCTGCGTCTTTGAATACGCCCTTTATGGCATTTATGAGTGCCTCACCTACCTTCTTGCCGTCAAATCCTTTTTGGAAGCCTTCAGCGAATGAAGCTCCTATGCTGGTTCCGTCCTCTACGGCGCCTTTTGCGTCTATTCCGAGTATGGCCAGCAGTCCTGCAGAGAGCGCAGTTCCTATTCCTTCACCGATTTTGCTGGCTTTGTCTGCAAGCCAGGCCTTGCCGGTTGAATTCCACCATTCGTTGAACGGCTGCGCTATGATCTTGTCCCAGGCTATCTTCAGCTTTTCACCGAAGTTTTTCGCGTCCTTCCATTCCTGGGAGTTAACCATGCGCTGTATGCTGTTTCTTAAGTTGTCCACTCTGGCCATTACCCACTTGGAAATATTTGCTCCGGCTTTCTTCCAGGCTTCTCCCCACTGTGTGATGATGTCCTGGTTCTCGTCTATCCAGTTGGTGAGCTTTTCAAGTCCTGGCTTTATACCTTCCCACAGGCCTTGTCCCCAGGGCCTCAAAAGTGAGTTTTGAAGAGTGTCTTTAAGGGTTGATATCATACCCTTGGCGGTCCTGGATTGGTTGGCCATCATGCCGCCGAAGCGCTTATCCATACCTCGCAACAACGCATCGATAACCTTTGCCGCTTCTATGCTCTCTTTACCGATGTTCGCTACCTGCTCGCCAGTGAGGCCGAGCTCTTCCTGAAGGATCTGGTTAGCTGGTACTCCGAGTTCTTGTAGCTGCAGGAGTTCCTCTGCTTGTGCTCGTCCTTTGGCCTGCATCTGGCCAAGGGCCCTTGTGATCCTGTCTATTCCTTCAGAACCTGCTCCCAGACCGCTGGCCGTGTCACCTATGATACTCAACATATCGAGCACCTTGTCAGCTTCAAATCCGAAGGCCATTAGCAGTTTACTGCTATTGATCAGTTCCGGAAATTCAAACGGTGTTTTGTTCGCGAACTCTGACGCTTCCTTCAGGAATTTTTCTGCCTTCTCGGCGCTTTTTAGCATGGTTTCAAATGCGATCTGTGTCTGTTCGAAGTCGCCGGCTATTTGCATTGGCTTATAAATGCCGGCAAATGCGCCGGTGGCCCCGAGTATAGCTCCCTGGATGGAAGTCGCAAAGTTCCATAGGTTTCTCAATGGTGCCGTGGCCAGATCGATTACTTTCATCGTAAAACTGAACGTCTTACCCGCTATGCTGCGTGCTTTTGATGAAACTTTACCGACAATGCTTGACGCCCTATCCAGCGCGTCAAGGACGATCTGGTATTTTGTTTTATTCATCTGCTCCAGCCGTTCCTGGGTCCTTTGACTTGCTTTATCAAAGGCATTCAGCTTACTTTTAGCCTGGGACACTCCAGGATCTGTATTATCCTTGATGCTTATTGGTATCTCAATTCTATAGACGTCACCCATAGTTATCCTCCTTTCTGAATTATTTTAATTAATTGCATGGGTTTTAGAAGGGAGGAGCTCTGCCACAGTAAAGGTAACTGCTAACTAATGCACTTATATAGCCTTTTCCCTTTAACTTTCCGCTTTTCACGTTATCCCTCCTTTCTGCTTATAGCTTCCCGGACTATTTCTCCGAGCTGATTTCTGACCTGCTTTCGATTAAGCAAAAGTCTAAAATATCGCATATTCGCTTTAGTGCAGCGGTTATGTATTCTTCGTTCATGGGACTGCCTATCTGAATACAATTAACCAGCTCTTTGGTTTCTTTCAGCTTGTCCAAGGCTTTCTCATGTGGTGCCTTTTCAGCCGCCTTTTTTGCTGCAGCTACCCTTTCCTCTTGCTGCCGCTGTAGCTCCTGGCGTTGTTTTTGCTTTTCGATGTACTTAGCTCTTTCCTCATTTCTAACTTCTGCAGTAGGAAAAAACATCATCTTCACCTCCTTCCAAATTCTTCAGTTAGCTTTTTTGCTATTGCCTCCTGGAGTTTAGCTTTTATAAAAGCCGGACTTTCCTCTTCAGTGAGCAACTCAACTCCACCGATACCGTATAAAATGACTGTCAGGTCCTTTACACCTTTGTCTATGTCCTTGAATAATGTCCTCCTGTTTATATTAAATCGTGCCGCCGTTTTATAGCTATCCAATGGATTTTCTGCAAAATAGAAACAAAGCAATTCGTTATACACTCTGGCTTTACCATCTTTAGCTATTGTCCTGTATATCTTCATCGCTTGTATAAGTGCTGCTTTCTCCTCAGGGCTTGACTTACCATCCCTATATCTTTGCAAGGCCTGTTTTACAGCTTTCTGCCGAGTTTCGACCATTATACTTGAACTGTCTTCCAGCTCTATTAATTCCTGAATGCTAAATGCCATTTCACATCCTCCTTGGTTTTGTTAAATGAGTTCGAGAACCTCATTTTCAAAGCTAATAATAATACTCTCTGGATTTGAGAATTCATTTGCAAGTCTAAACTGATAAATTCCCCCTAATTCTTGTATAGCTTCTGATTTTCGGAGCTTATTGAAAGCTGAACATCTTATATTCCATGTAAGCCACCTTTCCCATCCCATAATCTTCCCTATCTCTGTTATGGTTTTTTCTTCATAATACCGGTAATGTATATAAATCTGCTCTCTTGGTGAAAGCTTATCTATCTCTTCTCTGACAATAAGCATCATATCGTTAAGTTCGCTATAACTGTATGTATCCGAAGAGGGGTCACAAATTACGTCCTCTAAAGTAAGGCCTTCTCCTTCATCAGATATAGGTGTATCGAGCGATATTGTCTCAACCTGCCGTTTACCCTTAAATCCTAATTCCGAGTAGCAAGCATTTTTCACGTGATACCCAAGGTATGAGGTAAAAAGAAGTCCTTTATCAGGCGAAAAATCATTTACGGCCTCTAAAACTGCAAAGTAACCGCACTGCAGTAAATCTTCCGGCTCTGCTAAACTGCTCTTGCATAGAGGGAAATACCGGCTTATAAGCTTGAAAAGCAGTGGCTTCACTGCAAAGTACAATTTATGCAGGCTTTCTATATCTCCCTGCGCGGCTATGGTTGCCAGCTCCTCATTTGTCACTTGAAAATTCCCCCTCTCCGTGATAGAATAATTAAAACGATTGTTAATTTATGGCTGCAACGGAGCGGGAGCTGTTTCAAATGCTCTCGTTTTATTTTTGCTTGTTAACAACCATAGTTTTACCTCCCCATATCTTTAAGGAAATCTTCGGCTCTCTTGAAACCTGCAAGCGCATCTCTCTTACTTTCGGCTCCCTGCGTGCTGGCCGCTGGTTGCTGATTGTTCCCGTCAAAATACTTGCTATTGATTCCATTCATCGGTTCCTCCTTGTATTCATCATCCCATCTTCCCTCGTTCAGCCAGGTTTTTGGGTTTGGTATATATCTGCCGTTTTCTCTCTGCCATTGCCACGTTGCTTTAGCTCTTCCTATGGCCGTCATGATCTTGTCAAACAGTTCCGCATCCGGCTTGACCTTTTTCCAGGCCGCCCATGCTGCTTTCTTGCCTACCTTCTTTGGATAAGCCGCCCAGAACTCGTCAAACCTTTTTTCAATCAGGGTCTTGGAGGGCTGTTCACAGGTTTCTTTTCCTGCTGCCGTTCCGGCCACTTTTACCTCTTCAACCGTTAGGCTCTCGCCTGATTGAATAGCTTTTGGTTCTGGGCAATTATCAGCGTCAGTCGATGTAATTACTGTATTCTCTTTTTTACTTTCTTTTTTCTTTTCTTTATTTTGGGGATTAATGTTTGCATTATAATTGCTTGAATGGTGATTATTGTTGACAATAACTAAGTTTTTGTATGCATTAACTTCCTCATCATCTAAAAGCAAGTATGTTGAGTTAATTTGAACTCTTTGTCTTCTGTCTGCTGCCTTCAAATATCGCCTTTGTATACCGCGTGAAGTCAATACTTTATGCTTTTCATATATGGATTCATCAAAGATGCCCCATTTTAAGCAATCGTTTATGATTTCATTAATTACGTTAATGTCTACATTAACCCGCCTTGCGAATAGTAACTGTTCTTTCTCTGTCCATTCATAAAAATAACTGTTTTTGTAAATCTTCATAAACAGCCTAATCACTACTCCAAAGCCTATTATTCCGTATCTTGCTTCAATAAGGGCTATTTTGTCGTCTTGATCCATATCTACATCAAGAGGGAAGTAATCTAATCCTTCTTTTTGAGGTCGGGCCATACTCGCACCTCCAATCCTGGAGCTATTCTTATGCTATCCATATCTCTACCTCCCGCTTGGTTGCTCTACAATCGTGAACAACTCTTCAAAAGGTACCTCAAGCGCCTCACATAGAGCTTTTACTGTTCTGGGACGTGGGCTCGCCTTTCCACGCTCTAACCGGTTAATAGTTCCCGAGTCGACACCCGAGATTTCGGACAAAGCCTTCAAACTTAATCCTTTTTTCATGCGGTAAACCGCAATTTTTTCTCCATTAAGCTTCATGAGCTCGCCTCCTTACATTTTGTACTTGTAAATATTATATTGTGTACATATTGTATTGTCAATACTTTATGTTCGTGCTATAATTTTATTATTGCGTTTTATATGTATTTATGGTATCATATTATCCAAAATAAGGAGGCGTCATATGATTGGTGATAGAATAAAAGAACTGCGCGAAAAACGAGGGTTAACACAAAAACAACTATCAGAAGACCCTTACTTAAATCTGAATATAAATACTCTGGCATCGTATGAGCGGAACCTTAGAGAGCCTAAAATCGATATGATCGTTAAACTGGCTCACTATTTTGGCGTCACCACCGATTATTTGCTGGGAGTAAGCGAACATAAATCTGATGAAAACAGCGCTATTTCTAAACAAATTCCGCTTTCTGATAAGTCTATCGATTTTTTGAAATCCGTTCCGCCTGAGCTTCTGCCTACCCTTGATTTGTTGCTCTCGGATCCAAACTTCGAGAACTTTCTGCTTGAAGTAATGACTTATATATATTCCTTGAAGCATGGAGAAAGCTCGGAAAGTGTTGATATTATAAGCTATAAACTAAACGAGGAAATAAACAAGGCCGGCAGCTCCTATACTCCTTCGGAAATCACAAAAATCATAAGTAGACTGCTTCCACGTCTGCAGCAGGCAAAAGTAATCGAAGCATTGGAGCGGCTTATTAATTCCATGGCAGAGCATGACAAGAGAGACTAATATATAAATCTTAAATAAAAAAGTCCCGGCCTTAAGTGGCTGGGATTTTATGAAAGGAGGAGAAGTTATGGCTTCTATAAATGTTAACTGCACATGTGGCAATCAATTTGTTACAGAAGAACCTTCAGCTGACTCCGGGTTTACTGTCGAATGCCCTACTTGCGGTGCACGGATCCGAATAAAGCCTCCGGGAATTTCCCACAAACAGTTCAAAGCAGCTACAGCTCCATCTGCAGAGGAACGAATAGCCAACCGCATAAGAAAGTACGAAACAATATCAGGTATCCTTTGGTTGATAATCGGGGCAGTACAGCTGGTCCTTGTGTGGACTGCAGCTGCCGGTGTATGGAATATCATCAATGCGATTATGAGGCTGCGCTCTGTAAAGAGTATATACGCTGGCAACCCTGCGATTGTGCCCTGGTATGACA